ATTAAAATTTATTGCTGCTCCTATACATCCTGTAGAGATGCTTGAATGTTCACTTGGATAAACCTTTCCTGCTTCGCTATCAATAGTAGGATTATGATAAAATATAGCAGTATTTGCCTGACTTGGTTCTTTTATTACCCATAACGCGTTATTACCTGCCACCATGCCTCTTACAGGGCTTATGTCCGCTCCTTCATTATAATAATCTAAATCGCTACAGTACTTTGGTTCGTCTAACATTGTATGAAATACTGTGTTAGGGTAATCCTGATTTCCACTAAAAAACACTCTATTGTCAAATACTTCTAATATTGTACATTTATTTATTTTATCTCTATTCCCTGGTATAGTTTTGCTAAAACGTATTACAACATTATCCTGTCCATCTGTTAATGGTTTTTCTGGTGCTGTTGTAAACTTAACTTTCCCACTTACTTTGTCTACTGTAAATCCTTCTGTCTTTTCTACATCGTTTATAAATACTTTTTCTTGATATCCTGCATCTAATTCACTTGCATCTAACACATACTCTGTACTTTCTCCATCAGCACAAAAACTATTTTCTCTAACTCCTGTAAGTAGGTTTACTTCTTGATTTGTTGTTCCTCCACCACTAGGTGCTTTCCCTATGGTTGTTGTTGGTATGTATCCTATTACTTCCTTGCATGTTTCTCCATCATATTGTAAGTAGTTTAATCCATCTTTTATGTATAAAATATTTCTATATATAAAACTTTGGCTTTTTCTTATGTTCATACCTTTTTCTTTTATTATTTTTAGTTCTTTTGTTTTCATATTATAGTCATACAAAGATACTCCACAATGTATTATCATGTGATCTACTTGATTTATAGTATAAAAAAATAAACCATATACAGTATTCTTTAATTCTTTAAACAATACTATGTCTGGTCTTGTTTCTATACTAGTTCCCATTTTTTTATAATCTTTCCACATATTTATTGCATCAGGGCTTCTGTACAAAGCTACCTCTGTATTACTAAAATCTACTCCTCTAAAATTAGAATAATTTCTTGTTATTAAATCTCCACTTACTTCAGGCATATTATCCTCCTAAATTTTTGTTCCTCCGTCTATATAAAATCCTCCTGTGTTGTATCTTGGATCTAAGCTTTGTTTTAGTTCAGTATATCTATTAGCATATATTTGTCCATACTGATTAGAAACATCACTTTTTAATAAATCTGCCGCAACTCCATAAGGCATAATTCCTAGTGCATCATCTGTTAATTCAAGTTCAGTATTGTCTTTACTCTTCTCATTTATCTTTTTAGGATATTTATAGTAATATATTTTTATTGTTCCATCATCTAGTATGTCGAGTGTTGTTCCGAAAGAGGTGTATCTAACTCCTTTTACACATTTAAGTTGATAAAAGTTTTCTAATTCATTAAGATTTATTGTATCTCCTTCTTTAACTTCTCTTGTTTCTATTGCAGGAATCTTTTTTATTCTTGCTAACTCGTGTTGTATAAAATCTATTACATTATTTATCTTGTTTTTGAAATCTGGGTCATCTGTTAAACCTTCATTTTCTTCATTTATCTCTTCTATTAGTCTTAATACTTCACTTTTCATATCACCTAGTGTCATATATTCCTCCTACTCTCCTTCAGGAGATTTTAACAATTTATATTTCTCTATTGCCTCATCTATTGTTAGCATTTTATATTCACTTATAACAAAGCCTTGCCCTTCCACATATATAAGCAGTTGATTTTCTTCTAGTTCGATATCTTGATATTCTTTTTGTTTTACTTTCTTGCCATTAGACATTGTATATTCTTGTTCTACTTGTTTTATTAGATGTCCATCTATTATTTTATCTTGTATATGTATTTTGTATCCTTCTTCTTCTTCATCTTTGTCGTTACATAATTCTATATCTTCTCCGTTGTACACATATCCACCATAAAATCTAACATTTGGTGTTATTACATATTTTTCTAAACTTTCTAACTTTTTAATCATATATATTCTCCTTTCGCGTTTGTTGGAATTGCACCAACATTTTGCTTTTAACACGATATAAAAGGCATACTATAAAAGCATGCCTTTTTTTCTAATATATTACTGCAAATTTTACTGCTGCATTTTCTGGTATTAATACAATACTTCCATCATTATTTGCAAATCTCGCAGTTTCTACTCTTATTGCTACTATACCTCCTGCTGCTACATCTGCTAACTTTAAATTTTCTGTAGCTGCTGCATAGCTTCCATCTGAAGGACATTTTACAGAAACATCATATGGAGCTTCCCCAGAGTTTTGAGCTAATATAGTTAAATACTCTCCTCCTGCAAATTCTCTTGGTATTTTAAAGCTACATCCATCTGCAACTGCTGTTGCTGCTTCAAATGATATTGCTTTTATTGAATTAAATTCAATTTTTTGTGGTATTATTTCTTTAACTGCCATATTATTTTCCTCCTTATAAAAATTTTAGCTCCCTTTTAGGGAGCTGTTTCTATTTTGCTTTAATTACATAAAGCTCTTTTGGTCTTACTAATTTACCACCGTAAACATGTAATCCTTTTACTATGTCTGCAAATCCTTTTTCTTTTCTTGCACGTTCAACTTTGTCAATAGCATTTGCTACTGCCATAGCTTTTTTAGTTCTTATCATTTCCCAGTCGTTTGTGCCATCGTTATATAAGTTGTTTGACATTCTTAAATAACAATTATTATATTTTCCAACTGCTCCTCTTTTTACGTATTCTACGTTGTCTGTAAATAAAGTTTGTAATTTCTTTCTACAAGCAGTAATATGTTCAGGATTCAAATCTGCTGCTAATTCTGTTTTAGTTGTTACTCCGTTTTTATATAGTTTAACTAATCCAGCATCTATTGTAGTAAATGGATCAGCTTCTGCAGATATGTCTGTAGATTCAGATATCATATCTTTATTAGCACCTTTTGCAAGAGTTCCAACAAATTTGTCGTAGTCTTCTGCTAATGCTTCTTTTGCTTCATCAAATTGTGTTTCTAAGTATCCAGGAATACTTTGTGCTTTATCTACATCATCTACTTCAAATGCAAATGCTTTAAATTGATCTATATCTAAATATTGAGAATTATCTCCTAATGATTCGATATCTAAATCTTTTCCTGGTATGTAAGTTTGGATTTTAGGTCTTACAACACCAACTATTTTTAGCCTTGCTCCTTTCTTAGCTTCTTTGTCATATTTGTAGTCACACCAGTTTGCTAGTAATAAATCTTTCTTTAATTCTGTTTGGCAATATTTTGACCAAAACATAGGTTTAAAATTTGCTCCCATATTTTATCTTCCTTTCTTAGTTATTACCACTTTGTCATTGACTTTCTAATCAGCCCAAGATTTTTCTCTATTTGTTCAGGAGACATATTGTCAAATTCAGCTTCTGAAATAAACTCCTTATCTGTCTTTGGATTTTTATTAGTCAAGTCTCCGACTTGTTCAACCTGTGGCTTAGGTTGTAGCTTTCTGTATAATTCATAAGCTTTTTTTGCTGGAACGTTTTCAAGTCCATTTTCAGTAATGAAAGTTTTATATTTTTCATCCTTTAAAATGTTTTTATCTGCTCCAACGCTTAAAAGTTCTTTTTCACTTTCAAGTTCTTTTCTTTTCTCTGCAAGATTTCTAAAGATAAACTTTTCTCTACTAGACATATTGTTGATTCCTATATCAGCAAGCCTGTCCACTTCTTCAACTATATCTTCATATCCTGCAGCTATAATTTCATCAGCTTCTGCTTTTGCTAATATTTCTTCTTCTCTATCTGATAGATTTCTGTTATATTTAGGGATTTTTACTCCTTGTTCTTCATAAAAATCTTCTAATTGTTTAGCAGCTTCATTCATATCGTTAGTGTTTAATCCAGCACTAATTACATTTTCAAGCTGTGAATACTTTTTCTCGTATTCTTTTCTAACTTTTGTTTCTTGTCTGTGTAGTTTTTTCTTTAGCAATTCATTTACTCTTGCATTTAATTCTTCTTCTGTATACTTCTTTTCTTCCTCTACAACGTTTTCTTCTTCATTGTTAGATTCAGTGGCTTGTTCTTCTCCTTCAACAACTTCTTCTGTGGCTTGTTCTCCCACGTTTTCAGTAGTTTCTTCAACTACTAGGTCTTCATCGTTCATCATTTCTTCGTTTTCCATATTTCTTTCCTCCTATTTTTTCTGCAAGTGTTTGACTTCACTTACCCATACAGTTTTAAGTCTTAAATGCTTGGACTATATAAAATAGCAGCTAAGCTTTTCGCTTAACTGCTACACATTTATTTCACAACCCTTTAACTATAAGAATAGTTAGTAGCTGTTGAAAACTAATTACATTACTTGTTGTATGCTTGCTTCACTTAATTGTTGTGCTTGTGCATCTGGATCATTGTTTATAAATTGCATTGCTCTTTGTTTCATTAATTCTGCTTCTGCATTTATTTGTGCTATCTTTTGTTGTTCTTCTTCCATTTTCTTAATTACTTTTAATATTCTTTGTTTTGGCATTACACTATCATCATCTAATGTTTCTAAGTACACTTTTAATTCTGGTAATCTTTGAACACTAAAATAACCTGCTTTTAGCAGGTTTTCTAAACTTTGTTCTTGTGCAAATTTATCAAAGCTTCCCTTTGGCGTCACATCTACTTTCACATCGGCTTGTAGCTTTTCTAATATACTTCCTTGTACTGGTATTAATTGAGTTTCTGTCTCTCCATTTTGTCCTACTACTTCTTCCTCCATTAATAAGCCATCACTGTTATATGTTTTTATGTGGTCTAATAGTATTCTTGCAAAGCATTCTATAAAATATTTTACAGATTCTACTTGTTCTTTTAAAGGCTGCTGTGCTGCTTGCTGTACTGCTAATATTGCTCGTCCACTCGCATTTTGCAATGTGCTATTTGTTAAACTTCCACTTGCAACATCAGAAGCATTTGCTAATTCTCTTGAAACATTTATTAAATCGTTCATTAATAGTTTTACGTCTGGGCTCATTTGTGCTGGAGTTATATTAGTAAATACCTTATTTACATCTTGAACGTTGCTGTCTCCATTTACTCGTATTACAGCTCCAACAGTATTTACTTCTTCTGGATTTTCTATTTGATCTACATTTACAACTTTTGTAGCATACGCTGTTAGTTTTGTTACTAAAGCTCTTCTCATTAGAGTTTTATTTACTTCTAATTGATTAGCAATTAATGGCTCTACTTCTCCTTGTCCTCTTGCACTTCCTTCTTTTTCTTCCCAAATTAAATGTATTACTGGGTAATATGTCAAACCAGTGTCTGTATCTTTTTTAATATCACAATATCTTGTTGCTTTTGCAAAGTGTACTTTTCCATCTTTTTTATATAATTTTGTTACTATTGTAACCATTTCATCTTTTTCAAGCTTAGCTTCTTCTCCACTTTCTTCTTGATTCTGATTATCTCCCATTATACATTGAATCTTGTCTTCACTTACTCCATATTCCTTTGCTATATCTCTTGCTTCTATTACTGATACTCTTTGTTTTATTAATATGTATGGTTGTTCTTCTATTTCATCATTGTTTTCATTGCCATAATATACATCTACTTTTGATAGTATTTTTATTTTAGGAGTAGCTTTTTTCTTATCATATTCAACATATACTACACATTCACCATTAATTGCAGCATTTTTACATATCTTTTGTATTCTTTTATCTATGTTTTCTCTTTCCCATATTTTTGCTGCTTTCTTGTTTAATAATTTACAAACATTCTCAGAAGTTGCTTTAAATTCATTATTTTCAAAGTTTTCACTAGAATAATTTATAGCCCAATTATTTGATATAACTACACCTACTTTATAACGCACGATTGGTTTTATATAGTTTAATTCTAGTTTCTCTATTCCTTCTACTATTAATCCTTCGTTTTGATCACCATTAAACATTCTAAAATTTAAATCTGTTTTATTGAATATGTCTATCATTCTTGCGTAATCTTGTCCTTGTTGAAACAGTGTCCATATATCAGTTTGTTGCAATTCTTCTCTATCCATGCTTTCCTCCTATAAATATTTTGTAATCTTCTTTTGTCCATTTGCTGTTCCGTCATATCTATCTAAGTTTGAAAACGACTCTTTTGCTTGTAGAGTTCTTAGTTCTTCATCTTTACTATGTTCTTTTCTTTTTTTATTTTCTTTATATGCTTCTACAGGGTTTAATTTTATTCTTCTTGTGTTTGTTAATAATAATCCAAACAAAAGCATAAAAAAATTAGACACTTGAATGCCTAAAATAATTAATACTATTTCACTTACTTTCATATTTCTCTCCTATATTGGTTTTATTGTTTCTCCAAAATCTCTTGATTTGTCATATCGTCTTATTGGTTTACTTTGTTCCTTTTGTCCTGGTAATGTCTTCGATACACAGAAGTATCTCAACGCGTCTGTTATATGTGTTAATTCGTGTGGCTCTGTTGCAACGTCGTTTGGATTTTTATCATCATGTTGTAACTGTGGTAAACATCTTATAAGATTTTTACACTTGCTAAATATTTTTAATTTTGCTGTCTTTATTGTTTCTCCTGTCTGTTCGTCTTTTATTTCTATTGGCTTAATCCACTCTTTTACTGCTAACCAGCCATTTACTCTATCAGAACTACATTTTGTCAATCTTACTCCATTTTCTGCAAAGATATCGTATGCACTTTTACCTGTATCTTGTCTTCTATTCCATAAATCAGGTGGTGCAAATATCCTTTTAGCTCTTTTAAATAGATCATGATGTCTTAGTTTCTTTGCAGCTTCACTTATTAGTAAATTGCTTTCATGTATTTCATCTATTGCGTATGCATTATATTCTGGATCTATAGCTACAAATAATGGTGCAAACATATCTAATCCATAGTCCAAAGAAACATATATGGTCCAATTATTTGGTATTTCAAAAGGTTCTTCTATAACATGAATATCACGTTTAAATTCTCTAAAGAACATTCCATCGTAAATATCCCAGTCACCGTCTAGTAAAGCTTGTCTTTCTTTTTCTGGAAGAGAAAGAAGTCTTTTTCTATAATTAGGGTCTGATTCCATTAAGAATTTATTATCTTTTAGTTTTGCTGGTATAAATAATCTAGTTCCTTCTTCGTCTTGATATTCTTTTGTTCCATTATCTATAAATCTTTCTTTAAAAAATGTATGTCCTACTCCTCCGAGGGTTTGTAGTGCTTTTAATTTGTTTTGGGAAATTATTTACGCCTCTGTTTCTACTTTTTAAATATATGTACATAAACTCTGTAAAGTGTGTAGCTTCGTCAAATCTTATAATGTCATATTCTGCTGATTGATACTTGTATACATCTTTTTCATTATCACAATATCCAAACTCTACAATGCTTCCATTTTTAAAAGTCCATTTCTTTTTACTGTCATTATACTTAGCTACTTCTTTAGGATATGTTGCTAATGTACCTCTTATAAACGACTTTTCTAATTCGCCAAATGTTCTTCTTAGTACTAGTTGTTTAATTCCTGGATAATCACAAGCATATAAAAAAGCATCTAATATTTGCCCATGTGTTTTTCCTCCTCCTGCTGCTCCGCCAAACAGTACTTCATCTTCTTTAGCATTATAAAATCTCCATTGTAATTCTGTAAGTTCTATGTCCATATTACTTTACAACCTTCACATTTATTTCAAAATTATTATTTTCCTTTCCATCATCATTATTATTGTTTAATATGTCATTTAGGTCCTTTAATGCAGAAGCTAGTTGTTTTAGTCCTTGTTTATCTACTATTCCTTCTCCAATTTCTATATCTTCTTCCTCTTCTATTTCCTCTTTAGAAGGCTTTTTGGCCCAAATATCATATTCTACTTTTTTGGTCTTTTTTTTGGTCTTTATTATGTACTTTTCTAGTTGTGAGTTAGCTTTGATTATATTAAGAGCTAAATCCGTTGCAATTGCTTTTATATCTACTATTTTTTGAGCTTCTTTTTCACTTTCTTTCTCTATAACTTTTTCTATTACTTTAGTACTTTTTCGTTCCTCTTTTAGTACCTTTTTATTTTTCCACCCTTTTGTTCTATTTTTGGTACTTCCATTTATAGATATCCCTTTATCTTTTAGAAAGCTACTTACTGATTTAAAATCACTTAATATATACTCTTTTTCTAACTGCTTCCAATCATACTTTGCCACTCACCTCACCTACTTTATTAGTCCTTTTTTTCTTCTTACTAGGAAAGCATTTCTCATAATTTCTGCATCCATGACAGAACTTTCTCATACATTTATCAATATTCATCTTAATATTCTTGTGTAAAGCCCATTAGTGCTTTCTTTTGTTTTGCTGTTCTTGTTTTTGGCTTTTCATACCCTTTTACTTTATTTTCGTCTTTTTCATAGTCCGTACATTTTGCTATTATCATATTGTTTAGTTTTACTAGTGCTATTCCTTTATCGCAATGTTCTGATTTGCATGTGCTACACATATATTTTTGAAAACTATTTATCATAATAGCCACCTCTTTTGTTTTTTAATAAAACACTATGTAATGATATATGCAGGAAATAAGTTAACGCCATACATACTTCCTGCCTTTGTATGGTCTTATATAACTTTAACATATCACTACATACTATTTTATCTAGAAAAATAGAGCTACCCTGTAATCTACAAAGTAGCTCCGCAAAAGAATATTCTTTTTTCCATACAAAAAGAGCAGCCATTTGACTGCTCTCTTTGTATAGGTTATTTGTTTTTACGATCTGCGTTAGGTCCTGCAACGCCCTGTACTCCACTCTTCGGACTGTAAAAAGTATGTTCACCATACTTTCCTTCGTAGTCTTTTGAGTTCATCTGGTTGGCCTCGACATCGTGGCTTTCTTTTGAGCCTGAGTAGTTGCTCCAAGAGTAACCATCAGAATCACTACGTTTTGTACCGCCGTTTGTGCCGTGGTCAGATGCTAATGTGCTGTTGTTGTTGGACATAAATCAACACTCCTATTAAATTACTTACCTGTTTCCAGGTTGCCTAATTATTATAGTATATTATGTCTACTTTGTCAATACTTTTTTAAGCTTAACTAGAATTGCCTCAAAACTTATATAATATATTTATTTAGAAAGGAGGTTCTATCAATAGAACTTTATATTAACTTATCTAGTATCGTTAATTGCGTAAAAACAGTTGACAAATTTACATAATTATGATAATATATTTATACAAATAAATTATGGAGGTTTTTTATTATGGCAAAAGACAGTGATCGGTGCATCTTTTGTGACAAAGTTGTCACAGAAAGCAACTCTCCCTCGAGCTCATCGCAGATAGGGCCTTACAAAATTTGTGACCCTTGCGCGAATCGGCTTTGTGAGACAAGCAACGACGACGACGATGACGACAGCGATTAAACCCCTTGCGCCCTATTTAGGGCGCTTCTTTTTTTATGTAGTAAAAATAGAGACAAACTGTTTCCAATTTGTCTCCGCAAAACGTTTATCCGTTTTTCTACCTACTAACATAATAACATGAAAAACTAATTCGTATTCGTACTTTTTTCGTACCTTTTTAAAATTTTTATATCTCTCCAAATTCTTTAGCAGTTAACCATATAACTTTATTCATTGTATTATAATATGTATCTTTAGATATACCATTATTCATTTGTGTATATATTTGGCTTTTTCCTTCTTTAAAAATTAATTCTACTAATTCTATCTCTTCTGGAATTAATCTGTTGAAAACTCTTTCAATACATCTTATCTTCTTTTCTGCAGTTAATATGTTTTTAGTACTTCTTAATTCTGATATTCTTATTGCTTTTCTTTCTGTAGGATTGCCTATTTTATTCCCTCTAGGTTGTCCGTCTGGTGGTGGTGCCGATTCATCTATTATTTCTTTTTGTAGCTCTTCTAAATCTTTGCAATTATCCCAATACTGATATAATTCATTTTTTACATATTCTCTTATATGATAAGGTATTTTATATTGCTTTCTCATTACTTTCCTCCTTTGTTAAATATGATTATTTATATATACTCTTCTGTCTCTTATTTGCTTAGTTGTAAATCCTAAATCATAATATTGAAAACATTCTCTTCTTCCGTATTCATCTATGTACAATACATGATTAGGATATTCTTTTACTTTTTTCATTCCTCTAAAAGTTTCTGGTACTTCCATTATCTTTTGTCCTCCCTAGCTTTTCATTTTAATAAATGCCTCATTAAATTCATTGTATCTTGCTTTATAATAATCTCTTTGTTGTGTTATGTCTTCATTTTCTTTTTCTAATTGTTTTACTTTCTCTGCTCCTGCTAATAATATTGTTGTCTTTTCTTCATTCTCTTTTTGTAGTTTGTTTATTAAATTTAATATAATATCGTCATAAACTAATTCATTTTCTCTTTTAGCATATTTTTTTAATTCTTTTGTTCTCTTTTTTACAAATTCAACAGCTTTCTTTTCTTCCTCGTTCATTTATTCCTCACCTTCTTTAATTTATAATTGGAAAGTTAGTTTTATTAATTTCATCTAATCTTGTCTTTAACTCTTTATTTTCTTTTTCTAATTCTAATATTCTATTATGAGCACTTGCAGATACTTTTAATTCTAATAATTCTTCATTCTCTTTTAATACTATTTTATAATCTGCAACTATTCTTTCTACTGCATTTAAAAAATCTGTTCCTACCCAATAATGATATTGTATTATTGTATCTTTATCGCATAAACTTTTTTCTATTAATGTTATATCTTCTTCTATACTATTTTCTTTCACTTTTTCCCTCCTTATAAGATTTCTCTGCTCGGTCATAATCAATCATAGTTAATACTGAACACATTGTTTCGTAAGACATTTCATTGATTTCTTTATCTGTTTTACCTAATTTAATACCTTGTGGCATTACCATAAAGTTTCTTATAACCATAAATAATGCTAATTTATATTTATTTTTCATTTTATTTAATATCTCTTCTCTTTCTTTCACTTAAAACACCTCCAAACTCTTTTTCAAGTTTTCGTTTTTCCGTATAATGTACTTTAGTTCTTGCTATTCGATTAATTATGTCGCATATAGTTCCTTTACTATATGGAAAAGACCATCTATCCTGTCCAAAATATTCCATTCCTCTTGCAGACTTTTCTTCTAATTCGTCTATTTGTTCTTTATCTAGCTTACAATAAATTATATATTCTAATTCTCTATACATTTTTTCTACAACAGATTCGTATTCATCTAACCAATTCCAATTTATTTCTTCTATAAATTTTGGTTTTGCATATCTTATTACTTCTTTTCCACAAAATGGGCAATATTTTATATTTTCTTCAAAATGAAATGGTTGAAATATATCTTCTTCAAAGTATATTTCTTTTTTACAATTTGAGCATTCATGATATTTATATACTTCGCCTTCATACATCGGTGTTAATATAACTTCATCAGCTGTTTTTTCTTTCATATCTTATTTACTCCTCTCTTAGCTTTCTTCCACACATTAGGCAATAATTTATTTGAAAAAACTGACTTGGTTTATATCCATCATTGTCTTGTCCTTCTATTTCAACATATAACATATATCCCCAAGACTTTTTTTGATTAATAATTTCCATATGTGTTTCTTCTTCATTGTCTATATCTAATATTTTTTTATTATTTACTATTTTTTCACAGTATTCACACATAATATTACTCCTTCGCTCTTTCAAAACATTCTTTAGGTATGTATAAGCACATTCCTGAATCTTCCCCTTCGTATGCACAAGCTCTTGCAAATTCTTTATCTTCAACATTTCTTCAAACTCTTTTTGTTCTTTGCCTGTTTCTTCATCTATTGGTAATTTAACAAATTTTAATTTTTCTATTTTCTCTTCCATATTTACTCCTTTACCACTAAATCTGCTTTGATTAGGTCATATATTACTTCTAAATTATAAAATTCATCTTCATAATTTGAAAACATATGTATTGTTCTTTTATACCTGTCTATTGCTATATTTTCTTGTTCTTCTAACCAAATATAATCATCATCAACTACTGTAAACCCAAATTTTTCTAAATCTTCTAGTTCTACATCATCTCTTATTTTTAACATATCTATTCTCCTCCTATTTTTTCAAAGTTTAATAATTTATCACATATTCCATAACAAAACCAACTCGTGTTAAACCATACATTCTTTTTTTCTTTCATAAAATTTATTCTTTTATCTAAAACTATAAGTTCAATTCCTTTTTCTCTATATAGTTTTCCTCGTTCTTTGCCTTCTAGTGCTGTAAGTGGTAGTAGCAACATAAATGGTTTGTTATATTCATAACATTTCTGTAAAAACTCATTTTTTAAGCTATATGGTGGATTAGTTATAATTACATCAAACTCAAAATTTGCTTTATCTTTTAAAAAATCAATTTCTTTTTTGCTTGTATTTATAACTTTAAAACCATTTTCTTTTAATACTTTAGTTATATTGCTTTCTCCAAAATCAGTACATTCCCAATAAATTTTATTATGGTCTAAATATTTTAATATTGGTAGTATCGCTTCTGTTGGAGTATATAGTTCATCGTTTTTCTCTTGTTGCATATAATTAATCATTGCTTGCTTCATCTTTTTCTCCTCCTACTTTATAGCAATTAGCCATATAACTTTCTTTTGTTAGTATTGTTTTAATATCCTCATTCTCACAAGTATCGTATGGCATTAAATGTTTTTCATCTACAAATATTAGTTTTGGATAATCTGGGAATCCTTCAAACATAGCAATATGTTTTACTTCTCTTCCATTCACATAGTCTCCAACTTCTACTAAATCTATTAGTTGTTTGCTATGCTTTTCTATGCAACATAAACCAATCCACTCCTTATATTGTGATTTTATTTTTATACTTCCTTTTTCAATGTCTATTACTCTGTGTATTTCTCCATTATCAGTTCTTACATACTCTCCTACTTCTATATCTTTCATAATCTTTTCCTTTCTAGGCTAGACTTAATCTAGCCTTTATATTAATCTTGTGACGTGATTGTTATTGGTACTATCATTTCTGGTAAATAATTAATTTCATAATGATATTTATCTACGTATGCCCCACTTACGTCTTCAACTACATACATAGTCCATTCATTTAGATAAATAAAATGTTTTTTATATTTCCCGTTCTCTACTTCTACTATGATTTCTAATTCATTATTTGCATTATTCTGTAGTGAAAAATTTCCTATTAACTCAAAAACTGGCTTATCACTTCTTGCATTTATTACAGATATTCTCCTTGTTACATTGAAATTATCTGCTTGTTTTCTTATATTACTAGAAACTCTATTTGATTCTGTACACCCTGTTAACACTATTGTTCCTATTACTAAAACTAATATTAAACTTATTATTTTTATCTTTTTCATTATTTATTACCTCCAAATTTTAAATTTTCTATCTCTATGTATAAGTCTTTGCAGTTTTCTTCTAAATCGCTTATCATACTGCTTTGTGTTTCTGTTAAATCCTCTAATGCTTGTTTCTCTTGGTTTAATGCTTCATAATCTATTGCTAAACTCATTGCTTTAAAACATACTATTAATGCTAATATAATTAATATTGCTATTAATATTCTTTGTCCTTTTAAATCTCTATTAATTCTTACTAATTCGCCTTGTGATTTCGCTATGTATTCTTCTATTTGTTTCATTTTAAACCTCCTGTATTTTAATTAATTCTTTAAAACCTTTGTAATGTTTATGAGGTCTTACCCTCTTTAAATATGCGTTTGTTCCATAAAATGATAATGTATTTACTTTTAATCCTGTATATTCTGCTATTTCTTTTTTAGTACCTTCTGTTATAAATATATCACCTTTATATAGTGCATAAATATTTGGTTTCATCTCTCTTCTCCTTCAAATTTCTTAAATATTCTTTGATTTCTTTGTCTTTTATATTCTTCAAATGCTTTCTGTTCTTCTGGTGTAGTTTCATATACAGGTATTTCTATTACTTCTTCTGGCGGTTCTACTTCAATTACTTCTGCTTGCTTAATTCCTTGTGTCGTTAGTTGTGCTACTGCTATTCCATAATCTATTTTTCGCTTATACTCTTGAAACATATCATTCATTTGTCTTTGTTTTTCTTTACTTTGCCTATTAAACCATTCATGATTTTCTGCTGATAATAATGCTCCATTTTCAACTGTTGCTTTTCCGTCCTTTTGATTTCTCCTGTATATGATGATAAGTTAGTTGTTTCATTCTGTGATATTGTGCCTTACCTGTGTATTTTCTTGGTTCTGTATCTTGCCTTAAATGTAACTTTTCTATAAAACACTCTGCTCCATATAATCTTATTAAAGCTTCTTTTGCTTTTTTATTACCTTTACTAGACATTAGCTACACTCCTTTTCTTATGTTGTTTAATTCCAAGTATTTCTGCTGTATCCCAATTATTATTTAATCTATCTAATATTGTGTTTTTATTTATTCCTGTTATTCTGCTCCATTCAGCTATAGTATGTTTTTCTCCTTTATATTCAATAAATCTATTGTTCCTTTTATTATTTTGTTGTTCTAAATTTGTAATCCATTTACAGTTACTAGGTTCATAATCTCCATTTGTATCAATTCGTTCTATTGTAAGGTCATCAGAATACCCATTATTTATTGCCCAGTCGTAAAAATTTTTAAAATTATGTAACCACTCATCACAAACCTTTATACCTCTGCCTCCATAATTTTTATATCCATGAGTATGTTCTTTATAGCATCTTGCTTTCATCCATAACCATTTAGAATAAATTTTAGTGCCTTTCATTCTATGTTGTTTGTTAAGATTAGAATAATGATTTATAGCTATCTCATGTTTTAAGCAGCCACAACTTTTTGTATTTCCTTTTTTTAAGTTTCCATAAGCTGTAATTATTTCTTTACCACATTCGCATTTGCATAACCAGTATGGTCTTTTATTTTTTGTATACATATATTTTATTGCAGTTAGTCTTTCAAATTTTTGCCCTGTTATGTCTTTATAGTAATGTAATTTTCCTTTATCATCTCTTTTAGGTATATTAATACTTTCTAACTCTTCTCTGGCACTTCTATTGCTTTTTGACATCTACCTCTCTCCTTCAAATTCAATTACTTCTAATTCTTTTAGTTTCATACTTGAATAATATTCGTTATATAATTTAATCCAGTCATCTAGTTCCATTGATACTAACCATTTTTTATTATTTTTCCTATGGAATACTGTTGGAAATTGTCCTGCCTTTCTATCTCGCTTTGATTGTTCCATTGCATTATATAAATTCAAATTTTCAACTCTTTTGCATTCTATATGTATATAATCAAGTCCAACTATATCTTCTCCTTCTAGTCCACTATACTGTTGCCCTCTTCTACAGTTGTATCCATATTCTTTAAGTATCTTTGCTAATTCTCTTTCTCCTTTAGCTCCTTTTGCTCTACTATTTATTGGCATCTTGTATTCCTCCTATCATCATTTGTTCTGTCTGTATCTGCTCTACCTTATCTGATACTGTTGCATATTCACATTCCTTTACTCCTGTAAATAATGGATTTTCTAGCTTATTACAGCCTAAACATTTTTTACATAGTTCTGTCATAGGCTAGTCCACCTTTGGTATATGTTCCATATTTTCTGCTAACATATCTGCTAAATAATATCTCTTATAATCCGTTTTCTCGCCATATCTATTAGTTTTTCTTTCCCACTCTGTCTTAAACTCGTAGCCCTCTTTTTTTAGCTGGTCTATTCTTGCTCCTAGTTGTGTTATTCCTAAGTCTGCGTATGCTTCCCAGCTAGATATTGAACCAAATTCTCGTATGTAATTTATAATTCTATCTTTTTGTGCTATTTTCATACTTTTACTCTCCTTCTAAAATTTTCTCTTATGATATTTTTTATATCTTCGCTTATTATTGGACTATTTTGTAGCATTCTCATACTTCTAACTATTTCATTGTTTGTTGGTTTGTTTTCTTGTATATTTAGCCCTGTTTCTGCTATTGTTGGTATATAATAATTGCTTTTATTTTTAGGGTCTGCACATTTTTTTCCGTCATATCTTTCACACCTTCCACAATCGCATACAGCTGAATATTTATACTTTTTGTTGTTTATCTCTTTTGTATAAAATACGTAACCTGTTCCGTTGCATTTTTTACAGCCACTTTTTATTTCTCTTTCTTCTTTTTTTGCTGTGTATGGTATTTGTTTATGGAATTGCAATATGTCTGCTAGTGTTGGTCTGAATTTACTTGTTTTATAGATTTCTGCTAAAATATAATTAAATCTTTCTATACTCATAAATTTTAGATTCTCGTACCATATCTCTTTTTCTATGTTGCTTAAATTTTGGTTTTTATAAACATTTTCTATTTGCCCTACATACTCTATAAATTCTTGTTTAGTCATCTTGTTTCAACCACCCTTCTAGCCATTCATCTTTTTGTGGTTTTTCTGTTTCATCTTCCCATCTTTTTTGGTTTAACCAAGTAGAAGGATATGGGATAAATTGTCCACCATCTTTTTGCCAGTCCTTACTAGCCCTAAATTGTTCCAAACTATTCATCATAGAACTAAACAATTCATTCGATGGTTTGTTCTTTAAAAACCACTTTTTAACTTCTTGCTTTTTTACTTTTTTAGGATATTTATTATAAAATTTCTCAAATTTAGCCTCATATTCTTGGTCATTTTGACCATATATATTATCTTTACCTATACTAACCTTACCTAACCTATCCTGTGTCGACATTCCCGATACATTCCCGATACATTCCCATTTTTCTTTTACTAAAGCTGTATTATATGGTGGTGTTTCTACTCTATTTTGTATACTACTGTTGCAACTATTGCATATAACTGAAATATTATCTATTTCGTGTTTTCCTCCCAAGCTAATAGGTTTATTATGTTGTATTGTTGGTTTTGTTAAGTTGTTTTCGTAATTCATTGTGCATCCACATATTGGACATTTTTCTCCAACAAAAGCATTTCTAATTTTATATTCAAAACTATATGGTAAATCACTTTCTTTTTTTACATCTAACCTTTTTTGTCTCGCTTCTGACAATGGTTGTTTTGTTTTCTCAATTAAATTCAATGGTTTACCTTCGCTTAACGTGTATGCATTATTTTCATCTAATTTCAACATTGCTTTTTCTTCTTTGTATTTAGTTTCTGTGTATCTATCTTTTGCAATGTAATTATGTATTTTCCAATGCTTTATTACGACTATTCCATTTTCAAAAGGAATAACAAATTTCTTTGCGATAAGAACTTTTAAATCGTCATCTGACGCTCCTGTCATCCTTATTATTTTTTTAGGACTATTTATGAATCCATCGTCATCTGCCCTCATAGATAAATCATAATAAAGCAATCTTGCTGATGTAGGCATATCCAGAAACGCATCGCTATCTATTATTGTTTTTGCAAACATTCTTCGTTCTGCCATCATTTTCTCCTTTCGTATGATTAAAGGGTTAAACTGTATGTCTAACCCTAGATGTAACTTTTTCCTATTAATTTTATAAATTCTTCTTTTGTATGTGTTTTCATATATTCTTTTTGTGTATCTATTCTTAATTGTTTTATAATATCTTCATTGCCGTGGCATTTTCTGCATATTAACTTAACAAATTTGTGTTTAATACTTCTTTTTCTGTTGCTTCCACCATAGACCTCGTGTGGATCTAACTGTTTTGAATAATTACCACAGAACTCACATATACCAGACTTAATTAAATCTTTATCTCTTTGCCTTTCTAATTTTGCTAATTTAGTAGATTTCCTTTTAATCTTTGTAATCTTTTCTTCCTGTTTTGGCTTTGTTTTAGGTACTGGTATAAAACTTTTACTTAAATCTTTTATAATCATTTTTACCTCCTAGAAAGGGGCGATAGTGGCACTAATACAATAATTCCTTACCCATATTTTTTTGTTTGATTATCTGCTATTAGTGCCACTGTTCTAATAAACTGTTTATTTCTTCTTGTGGTTTTGTTTCCAAATTTAATGATTTTGCTTCTTGCACTAAAAATTCTATTAATAAGCTCATTTCTTTGCTGTCGTATGAACTTGATCCATAGTAACAATGCACCTTAACTGCTTTATCTTTTTTTGATACTTCTTTTACTAAATAACCTAGTCCTTGCTTTTCCCATATTCTTTTGAATTTTTCATATGTACTTTCTTGAACTATAAATGGCTCAAATACTCCTATATTGTTTATTGCATCTTTGTATATTTCTTCTTTGGTTATAATAGTTCCATCTTTGCTTATTTCTTTAGCTATCATGTCACATAGCACCCAACAATAAGCATTAGCATCTAAAGACCTTTTTTTGTACCATTTCTTTAACTCGATATTTAGCTTGTCCTGATTTTTTAATTGCTCAATAGTGTCTAATTCATTTGTATCTAAAAGTAAGCTTATTTTTGATTTATGCGTTTTATAGTCTATATTTATATCTGTTATTTGACCTGTTGTTTGCATTACTCTTCTCCATTTTCAGCAAAAGGATCTTTGTATTCTTCATCTTCCTTTAATTCATTTTCAGTTTTTTCTCGATTCAATGCTTTATTTTGTTCTTTCTCTTTTGCTTTTATTGCTTCTTCTAATATAATTCCTAATGCTTTTTTAATTACTGGGTCTGTCTTTTCGTTTTTACTAAATAACCAATCACAATATTGTCCATCTTTTTTTACTAATTCTCCCAATGTAGTTCCTTTATATTTTCCAAAATTAATTTTTATTGCAGTTGCTTGTTCTAATGTCATTGTGCTATTATCATTTTCTTGTTGAATAAAGTCCCCCATATCTTCTAAGTCTTGTGTAAATACTTCGCTTAAACTTGCCACTTGTAATACTGCATCTATAAATGCTCTTTTCTTTGCCATTTTTAATATTGTATTTACTAAACTACATATGTCAGGGTTGTTTATCTTATATTTTTGTCTACCGTATTTATCTGTAAAGCTTTCACTTGATCCCATATAGTTTTCTGGGATTTCATCTACATTAATAAATCTGTATTTTTTCTCTTTGCTGTTACAATTTCCTACACCTTGTGCAACAGGTTGTCCATTTCTAAATAAAGTGCATCTAATGTTGTATGAGAAAAATTCTTTATCATAATCTTCTGTTACTTGTAGAAATTCATATTCTGGATTCAATCCAAATAACATACAGATTTTTTCTCCTCCTGGTTTTAGTAATGTTGGTTTGTTTGTTCCTGGTACTTCTCCAAAATCATGTCCTTGTTTTAATGTTTTTTGTACTACTGATTGCATTTGTGCTATCTTAGCCATAGTTGTTGAAATATTATCTATATCTACTGTTTCTATAATGCTTAACGCATTTACTTCATTGTTCATTTATTTATCCTCCTATTTAATTCTCAAACTTGTTTTATCATCTATTATTCTTGTTCCTGGTATTATTTCTCCAGTTGCTTTAAAATGATTTTTTATAGCTGTTTTATCTATTTTTGTTGTTATTACTTGTTGTTTAAATTCTTTTGGTATTTCTTCTTCGTTTTCTATTTCTACTGACATTGGATTTTTAGCTATACTTAATGTTCCTAGTTCTGTGTCCATTTTTGTTATTCCTAGCCTGTCCATATTTTCTTTTACATATTGTTTAAATTTTTCTAATTTGTTTTGTCTTGCTTTCTTTAAGTCTTGCAATCTTTTTATTTGAAAATCTACTGCTTCTATAAAAGCTTCTTCGTTTTGTGTATATCCTATTATTCCTGAACCTTTTTGTTGTAGTTCTAATGTTAATTGTTCTCCTAATGCGTTGTATTGTTCTTCTGTTAATTCTCCGTTTTCTGCCATATCCATTAATTCGGCAAATTTATTTGTTATGTTATAAAGTGTTAAATCACTCATATTTTTCATTCCTTTCCTTGACTTTTTTTGAAAGAATCTATATAATAAATATAGTGAATTTATACAAATTCTTATTTTGAAGTTATTTTGTTTGGTGACGGATAACTTCTTTAATTTTGTCCAAAACTATTACTGATGGTGTCTTGTTCATTTCAGCAATTTCTATAATTTGTTCAATTTCTTGTAGTTTTCTAAAATGACATACTGCCCTTTGTTCTGCATTATTTGCTTTTTCTTTTAAACATAAAATTTACCACCTTTTGATATTATTAACACAAAAAGTGGTAAATATACGTTTGTGATATTTCTATTTTAAGTTTTCAATTTCTTCTAGGCTTAAACCAGTTACCCTGCTAATAAGTGTTTTCTCCACATTTTCTTTTAGCATGTTTTTTGCTATTTCTATGTTTCGCTCATTTT